CGTTATACTTCTCCATATAGGCTAGTAGTAGCTCTTCTGCGGCCCTTTTAGTGCGGCTATACATAGTTTGTACCTTACGGGTAACCGAAGAGGTTGAAACGAAAACAAAAGACTCTATTCCGTCTTCCCAATCGGTGTGAGTTAAAACATGAGCTAAATCGAGGATATTGGCTTTAATAATCTTGTCGTCTTCAGTGTGGGTAGCCATATTCCCATAAGTAGAACAAAAGAAATACCTCTTATAAGACTGAGGTTTGGTGGTTTGTATCTTTTCGTGGGGGATAGAAGTAAAAGAGTCTAATTTTTTAGATAAGTGTGAGCCTACAAATCCACCTGCTCCTGTTAAAAATACTTCCTTCATAGCCTTACTAATCTAACTTAATTATAACACAGCCTTTAAATTAGTGTATAAAATCCATGTGATAACTTTATAGCTAGTCTTCCATCAACCAAAATTAGGTTTTCTTCAGTAGGAGGTGCACTTGGCGAAGGTGAAGGTGATGCGCTTGGGCTCTTTGAGGCCGACTCTGATGCTGAGGGACTCAAACTCGCTGACGGAGAGACTGATGGACTAACCGATGGACTTATAGATGGGCTTACAGAAGCAGACGGAGATATTGATGGACTTATAGAAGCACTGGGGCTGACACTTGGCGAGATTGAAGGACTTATGCTAGGAGAGATAGAAGCAGACGGACTTATACTTGGAGAAACACTAGGTGATATTGAGGGTGAAACACTAGGAGAAATAGATGGAGATACAGAAGCACTAGGTGATTGGCTTGGAGAGACGCTAGGACTTACCGATGGGCTTACTGAAGGTGATACTGAAGCGGAAGGGGAAACGGAAGGGGAAACGGAAGGGGATTTTGATGGGGATTTTGATGGACTAACTGATGGAGATACAGAAGCACTTGGGCTTATCAAGGAACCCGTATAGTTAATTCTCAATAACCATTTATTACTTGTCTGTTCTCTTGAACTAAATATTACATATTTATCAGTTTCTGGGTTTTCATTATCAGCCCGCATAATAATACTAACTATCCCGCCTCGGTTTGAAATAGCATCAGTTACAAATGGTCCTAAACCAGTTAATGTGTGCCAACCGTTGGTAACTGGTTCTGTATAAGCAATCGGTGTTGGTGTAGTCCCATCATAATCCCCACCGCCCGTTGTCCAATTATTTTCCCCGTCATAGCTGTTCCAAGTAACTCCATTTTCTGTCCAAGAGGTAGTTCTGGTGCAACGATAAAGAGTGGCGGCAAAAGTAGCAGGGCTACCTGTTAAATTTCTTTCAAGCTGGGCATCAGTAATTGTGGCACTGGCTAATGCCGCTACATTAAAATTACCGATAGGTCTGCCTTGGAGTGCTTTTGAACCCCCTGCATAAATTTCTCCGTTATAAATAGTTGTGTCTGCTCCATGATTCGTATTTCCTGAAACTCCATCCATATAGGAGTCCAATTCAGCTACGATAGTTATCTGTGCCATTATATTTGGGTCAGGGTTTTCAATTTATTAACCACTTTTTGTAAATCAACTTTTATCATCCACTCTACAGCTTCGTAGGTTGTGGGATTCCAGCCTTTTTCTGTTATCTCCAATCCTTCCTGAAAATAACTTGGCAGTAAATTTATCATCCATTTCTGGGAAACGGGGATAAATCCCGTGGTAAATCCTTCATCTAAGCAGTCAGAAACCATCTTATAAACTAGGCCCATATATTTATCTAAACTAAAAGTTGTTTCTTTCATTATTATCCATCTCAAAGTCGGGCCTTGAGTATTCCAACTGCCGCCACCTATGATATTACCCACATCATCAACCGCCAGATAATTTCGGTTAGCTGTATCATTTATTATAGCTTTGGCTACTGTTTCTGTTGGGAAAGGAATAGGATTAACTATTGTACTTTCAATAAAAGTAGTAAAGGCGGTTTTATCTGAGGTTTGGAATTTGCGGATTGTCATAATCAATCATATTTCTTTGAAAAATCATAAATATATTATATCATGCTTCATCAAAATAACTTACCGACCAATCTACTGCCACAGCCGCCGATAAATTCAAATTTAACGCTGTCGCAGAGGCTGTCGCAAACAACCATGCGGGGGGAGATACTGCTAGATTCGCACCGCCCGCAACTCCTGCCGGTGTCTGAAAGGTGTTTCTCCAAATCTCCGTTCCTGATGCTCCTGATTGCCAAATACAAGTTACCTGAGTTGTAGATACAACAGTTAGAGAAAAGGCATAGACTTTTAATCTGCTTGTGCCGGCTGATACTAAAGTATTGTTGCCCAACCCGCTTGCTTGTCCGCCTGTGGAAAGGAGTGTTTTTCCGTGAGCTGTAATTAACGCACCGGTATTAGGATCAACTTCAAGAAGAATAGAAGTAGTACCATCGGCGGTAGAAACGCCGATTAAAGTAGGAACACGATTTTCGTCTCGCTTAGCGGTAGCCACGTCTTAATTATATCATGCGACGTTCCTTTTGTCTTATTTCCTCTTCTCTTGCATCAAGTACCTTCTTCCTGTTATCCAAGATTTTATGCAATTCCAAAAGGCTTTCGGATTCCTCCTTAGATTTCTTAATCAATTCGTTCGCTTCATCTACTTTGGATTGAATATTTATCCTCTGAGCTTCAAGTATTTCAATCTCCTTCTTAATGGCTTCCCATTTAATAGTATCTTCCTCAATAATTTTTTTATATCTGTTTGATTCTTCAATGATCTTATTGAGGTCTTTTGAGAGAAGGTCAAGAATTTTGTCTGTTTCTAAACGAAGAACACCTAACCCTTTTGAAGAAACTGTTTTAATGTTTTCCGTAATCTCTGTTATTGTCATGGGGGATTATATCCTCAAACTTTTTCCGTAAACTCAATCGTTTTTATACCATCATACTTAATCTCCAAGTCCGCAACCATCCTTATAAGCTTAAGTGCGTCCTCGTAGAACTCAAGAGGAAGGGGATCAGATGAGTCGGTGAGCTTTTTGTTGATCTTTCCATCGGGAGAAATTGTAATAATCCCTTTAATAAACTTTCCGCCATCTGCAAGTGCGATATTAAAATCCTGATTGATTATTTTAGTAACTGGCATATTAAGTCGTGGTTGCCGCTACGTCTCCATCCTGACTCCAAGGAACCCAAATGCAGTAATAATCTATAACGCCCGATTCAATGTTTGCTGCGCCTGCGATAGTCATAATAATATCCTGACCATTGAGAGCATACTCAGGGAAGTTATCTGCTGCCGCTGCCTGTTCACCTAAAATAAGATACGCTCCGACTGTTGCGTTATTGGCGACAAAATCCCCTGCGTTTATATCAAGAGCTGCCTCTGTAGGTAAATAGATAGTCGTAGCACCGGCTATTCCTACTGCATGAGTACCCGAGCCTGCAAGATTGGTTGTACAAATTCCAAATACTCTTGCGCGAACCACACCAGTAACGGTAAAAATAGCACCCCCGTCTAATGTTCCGCCATCATCTCCCCAAGCATTGGTCGTGTCTCCGAGAAAAGTAATAGTCCGTTTGGTAATAAGACCATCAGTAGAAATAGGTACGAAGTTTGCGTCCCTATAGAACGAGGAATCTGATTTCATAGATATATTATATCACAAGTATAGATCAGGAGGAAAGATTAGGATACTGTAGGTTTAATAGCCAATCCAAGCGTGTTAGCGGTTACTGAATATGCCTGCATTTGTATTCTGCCTGACGCTGTAGCTTCCCAATCAGTTATACCAAGACCCAAGAATGGCTCTCCTGTTACAAGAATATGACCTGTCCCAGTTTGTGCCGACAAATTCATACAAGCGGTAACTGCCTGACCATCATTGGTTGAGAAAGCATAAAATCTACAGTCATGAAACTCATTCTCTCTGTCCACACCGCTTGTTCCTGTAATAAGAACGTGAGTTTGTGTTCCCGCAGTATCTGCATGCATTGTAAAAAAACAATCGTCAAATAAATTGCGTTTTGCTCCACCCTCAAGCTCCAAGGTTGTATTTGCAACGCCTCTGGTCATTGTATCGGCTCCTAAAGTACAACCCACAAAAACATTTTCCTCACCGGCATTTATATTAAGTGCTCTCCAAGGTGTAGAGTCAGCTGAGGTAGCATTTGATGTTCCTTTAAAATCAACCCCAATAAAAGAGTTACGGTGACCTGTTACAGATACTGTTTCATCAATATCTTCTGAACTGGTAAATGTAAGAGTTTTAAAAATACAACCGCTCCCGGAAATAACAAGTGATCCTCCTACTCCAAAACCCATGCCTGCTCTAACATTTTGTCTTACAGGTGCTGCATTTCCAATCAAATGAGTACGGCTGTTTGCCCAAGTAATGGCTGTAGTTTCTGCAGTTCTGCCTGTTCCTCCGGTTGGGACTATAACAACCACATCGTGTTGATTAGTGGCTGTTTTATCATAAGCAGCGGAAATTGTTGCTAAAGCATTATTTTGGGAGGTCCCGGAATTGGCGGTATCTGATCCCGCAGTAGCATCAACATAGAAAATATCGCCTACATAAGGCAAGCCAATCATACCCGCCAAATCTTCGGGCATAATCTTGTGTCCAAACGCTAGTGCCGGTATGTAATTTCGTGCTTTTCCCATATTATTCTAATACTCCTGTTCCGTTACAAACTTCGCATGGTGTTTTTCCATTGGCTGTTTTTTCCCCATCACATTCTCCACAAACCCTAATGGTTGATACCTCTTCCGTACTCTCTTTGTTTTTATCTTTAGCCATATTTGTTAAAAAACCCCTCGTAAGGGGTTAATCCTTACGCATCCTGAAATACCTCGTCAATGCGTTAGTCAATTGTCAAATGAACAAAGCCCATCGTTGAATCAGTTGATGCCACTTCCCTACTCCAACCAATCCAAGCTGAGGAAGCGTCTGTCTCAGCCGCCGGTTTAACTGAACCCGCTACTGATGCCGATGGAACTATTCCCGTTACGCCGTTTGAAGTATTTGTGCCGTCGTCAAAGAGTGCCGCACAATCTCCTCCTGACTGAATCCATCCATAGTAGGCGGCAGTCATGGCGTAAAGAGCAATCCCAACTGCTCCACCTGTTTGGGTGGTTGCCGGATACTGAATTACTCCATCATAAGCATTTTTCCTGACTGAAACTTGTGAAGATGTAGTAAGGGCAATTTTGACTGCTCTGTCAACATAGAACTTGCAAGTACCGGTTGTTGAAGTCTGAACATCATGTCTTACGATCTTGAATACCTGCCCAATTCCGGTTGAAGATTCTACAACCAAATCTCCTGATTCAAACTGATTGGCAGTAACTGCTGTCCCACCCAAAGTTACGGGAATCATGGTGTCCCCGATTGCAACTGCCGCCTGAACTACCATTGAGCGGAAGTTAGTGACTTCTGCTGCTTCCTGAAGAAGATTCCCTGTAACTAAAGCCGAAGCACCAGCCTGAACATAGCGGAATTTTCTGCCAAATGGGTCAATATATAACTCCCCCAGTTTGTGCTGTTGTCCTGAACTTTCGTCGTATATGTTTTGTAATATATCTGTCATATTAAACTCCCGTTATTCCGGTTAGCCTCCCATGGCGTTTCGGGTTGAACGTAACTTGATTGCCTAGTAAGTAAATGTGCGCAACCTCACCATATTGGTTGATCGGTCTCAAAAAGCCTGTCCACTGAAATCCGGTGTTCTTAGATGGAGCTTCAGAATAAACTCCCTCAATATCCGCAGTCCCAAGACTTATGGATTCAAGATCAGGATCGTTGAGTCCATACCAGTCAATATAGTTCTCGTTTGCCGCCCAAAGTGTCTGTGCGGTAGACTTCTCATCCGCAATCCAAGGAATACCCCTGAAAGTAAGAGCAACATACCCTGCCGCGCCTTTAAGTTCTGCCGAACGAATAGGAGCCTTTGAAGTCCTAGTCATCATCGGAAGTCCGGTTGATTCGTAAGTTGCCTGTTGTGTAGGAGTCAACAGAGATTCATATAAATCCCAGATCGTCTCATTTGAAACAAAGACTGTCGGACGTTGCCGTGCCGCCGATCCTGCGGATACAGCTGAAATGAGAGTTGCAATTTTTGTTAAAGTTAAAGTTCCACCCGAAGCAGTTCGTGTTCCTTTAAGAGTGGGATAAGTAGTCCTTGAAAGTCCTCCGAGTGTAACGACAGATGTGTTGTCATCTATCAAAGCATCCCAGCCTAAAAATTCTTTGTTTGAATTACCAGTTCCATCCGCATAGAGTATTGTACCGATATCATCAAGTGCGTCCTCTTGGGCAGATTCTGTCTCAACTCGGACTAAGTTAATAACCTCAGCCTCTGTTCTATTGACCGCCTTCTCCATTCCTGGAATCGCGATTGGCATCTCATAACCTCTCGTATCATAAGACATCAAAACTCGGGTATCAACTGTTGCAGTAGAATGGGTGTCCATACCCGAGAAAGAACCACCTAGAGTAGATTTAGTAACTTTAAGAGGGCGATCAAGTGTATGTCCCGACCATTTCTTAGCGTTTGAGATGATTCTAAAGGTAATCCAGTTATCTCCGAGAATAGTATCAAATACCTTGGGAAGGATTGTGTTTTGAGTGATTGTAGTGACGCGATTTCCAAATACCATGTTTTAATAAAAAAGTCCGAAAGCAAAATGCTTCGGACTCTTTTGGTCTCTTGTTAATAGTATATTGACTATAACATATCTTGTCAAGCCCCTACTTTTTTTTAGCCCTCATCTTCATAACATGCTTTTTCATTGCCATCTGAGAAGGTTTACCTGTAGGCCGCCACGAAGAATGCTCAACAGCATTTAATAAATTTCTTTGGGCTAATGCTTTTCTAAGGGAAGTTGACTTTGCCTTCGTTCCGCTAGGCGTGCTAACAGAATATGAATGATCCTTTTTTGAAATTGTTACTGGCATAATTAAACAAACACTCTCATTCTTGGATTTTTTGTATTTTTAATTCCCCTTCTATACATATCCATTCTTATTTCTTCTACGGACTTTGGCATAGTTTCATATCTTTTATCAAACTTAAAAGCCCTGTAGCGTAACGCACGTATAAACTCATCTCTTGACATTCCCCTTATGAATTTCTTTTCATCTTCAAGTAACATTTTGATTACCTCCAAGAATTCCTCTGACTCGGTCTATTATACCCCCACTCTGTTCTTGTTGCCCCCCCTTGCTCCCCTTGTCCTCCCAAACCCTGTTTTGCGGCGTCAACAGTTGCCCTGATATGTTCAAGCATTATCCGCTGAACTTCAGGATCAAGCTGTTTGAAAGCGGGAGACTTAATGAATTGACTGAAATACGCTAAATACTCTTTAGTAGGATTTTGAGGTGGCGGAACATTCTCTCCTGCTTGTATTCTTTGAATCGCTTGCATAGCATCCTGATCTCCGCCTGACTGGCCGATCTTAAGAACCTCGGCCGCGTATTTATCGGGCATAAAGAGAAAGTAAAAAAGTCTAGTCGCAAACTCACGGGGCTTGTCTATGTGCCACTTCTCGGCAAATGACAAAGGATCAATTCTGCCGCCGATCTTAGCCAACTCTACCGCTTCCTGCCTGTCGGAGAGCTTATCCTGCGGTGCCATAGAACCCGCCTGAACGAAAATTTGAACCCCGTCTTCAATTCTATCGGATGAAAAGTTGATAAATGCCCTCTGTCCATCCTCTCCAACGTAACGGCGGATATGTTCCTCTTTCGCGAAAACCTTATAAAGCTGAGTTATGTGATGGAAAACCTTAGTCGCCCCCGTTTCCATAGACTCAACCAAAGTCGTAGTCCTGCCAAGATCGGAACGTTGTGACATAACCTCCTGGCCTAATGTCGGAGATTCGGTCTTTTCTCCTCGTAATGGAGCGTGAGTCCCAAAGATATTATCAATCTCAGCTCGGGCGTCAAGTTTGTCCTGATAAACATAACTCGGAAGAAGTGGGGCCGGAACACGGGCAAAAGCGGTTCGCACATCTCCCTTAACTAAAATGTTTTGTCTTGGATCACCGACATACTTCTCGGCGGCCCCAGCGTCAATCTGCATAGTGTTGAAAATCTTGGCGGCAACCGCCTGATCTGCGTTCTCAACAATCTGACGGCCTCTTTTCTCCAAAACATCCTGCAAAACGGCAGCCTGTTCGGTTAGGGAAGTGTCATCATATACCCATCGCCCAATTCTCAAGAAATTAAAAAGGACATAGGGTTTCTCAGGTTTCTCCAGGAAATTGCTCTTGGATGAATCTTCATAGTTATAATAAGGATTGATTCCATAGTCTAAGAGAAGTTCGTTATACTTCCAGCAAACTCCCTCCCTCTTGATTCCTTTATCGTCTAAGAAGGAAAACCAAATTTCCTTGTAGCCCAACTTGGACCCCATGTTGACTTTTGCGCCCATGCCTTTTCCGACTGTCTCTATTATTTTATCTTTCTTATCGGGGAACTGATACCCTAATTCTTCAACTGTTTTTGATAAGGACTCGGCAATCAAAGGAACATTGTCTGGGTCTTCGGCCGATTCGTCTATGATTATCTTATGCGGTCTGATAAAATTAAGAGCGATGTCCCCTGTGTAAGTATCATTCTCCGTAAGCCTCCCTCCGTTAAAATCCCATGAAGTCTTAACAACTCCTAAGCGATAACCCATAATTAAGTGCCGCGCGACCATCTGAAGATGCCCTTTAAGTAAATTATCCTTAGCGGTTTGCTGTAAGACCTTAGAGTAGTTTGAAGCAAGTTCCCGTGATGCATCTGTATCTTGCGCCTCTATGACTTCGGGAGACGGAAGGCGGGAAACAATATTTGAAGCCAAAGTCTCAACGGAAACGAATATTCGGTTGTCTTTATAAGGAACTTGATAATCATAGAGGGAGTTA